TGTACAAAATTACATTAGAAGAAGCTGTTAATTTAAAGTTAATCAGTCCTTTTAATATAAAAGTCATTGAATTAAATTTAGACAATACAGATCGTTATATTGAAGAAAAATATGGTAAAGTTACTGAAGTTAAGAAATATGAGATAATTAATAGAAGAATTAACCAAATAATGTTTTCTGGAAAACAAGTACCTGAATATTTGTATTTACAGAGAATGCATTTTTTATACAATTTAAAATCTAAAGAAAAAATTGCAAAAAAACTTATAGAAAAATTTGGAAATGACGAAAGAATTTTGTACTTTTGTAGTTCAATAAAACAAGCAGAGTCCTTATGTGATAACGTATATCATTCAAAATCAACTAATAGTGATTTAATTGCGTTTAAAAACGGTCAAATAAACAAATTAGCCGTTGTTCGAGCAATAAATGAAGGACATAACATTGAAAATGTAGATAAAGCTTTAATCGTTCAATTAGTTTCAAACCCAAGAGAAACAATTCAACGAATTGGAAGAACTGTCCGCTTACGTGACGATCATCAGGCTACAATCTATATTCTATGTGTCTTAAACACCCAAGATGAAAAATGGGTAGAAAAGACCTTATTACATTTTGATAAAGATATCATTGAATTTATTAATTCAAAAAACATTTAAATGGAAAAAAACATCAAAAAGGTAACAAGATTTGAAGTTATCGACGATACTGGTAGATTACTTGTTCGTCACAAAGTTAAAGTTGAACTATCAGTTCAAGATGATGGTAAAACTTTAAAAGCATTTTTAACTAATATTTAAGATATGAATAAAATACCAACAGCTGAAGAGTTTCTTTTAAAAATAGAAGAGTTTCATCCAGAACATATTAAAAACAAAAATACTATTGATTATAAAGTAAAGCAAAAATTAATTGAATTTGCTAAACTTCATGTAGAAGCTGCGTTAAAAGAGGCAGCAGAAACAAATTACTCCTCAGAAAAAGCTAATTTTGAACTGGTTAATAAAAGTATCTTAAATTCATATCCACTTTCAAACATTAAATAGTTATGACAACACCACAAATCGTAGTTCTTACTGTTTTAGCTGCTTTAATTATTATAGGCTACTTAGGAACAAATCTTAGTTTAAAAGAAAATAATAGACTTGCCTACGGAGCTGTACAACTTATTAGTACAGGATTGTTATTTACAATTACTGTAATTATGACTCTTGATCGACAACGTTGTGTAGGAGAGTATAAAGGTAAATGTCCTGAGTACGAACATATTGACGCTTATCGTTTAAAAGAATAATAAATGAATGCAACATTTAAATACAATGGTGGATTAGGTGCTCTTTTATGTTCTAATTGTTCTGTTATTATTAAAACTGGAAGAGAGTTTACAAAACAAGAATATATGGCAATTAGAAATGAAATAAAATTAGAACCACAATATTGTGAAAAATGCAAAAATCATGACTAAACCAGGATTTTTTATGACAAGATTGAATCAAATATTTGATTCTAATCATCCAAATGATATTAAAAATCAAACAATGGCTGTAGAAGAGTATAATGAAAAAACAAATCAAAATATTAGTATTGAAGAGTTTAAAATGAGACTTAAGAATGATAAAATTACAATTACTGATTTTAACTTTAAATAATATGGAGACAATAGATGAACTTTTAGAACATTATAAAATTAAGAAAATTAAATGTAATAAGTGCTTAGACACTGGAGAAATTTTTAACATAGAAGAAAACAAAATGAAAAAATGTAAGCATGAAGATAATAGTAGATTTAGAACTAATAAAAGATTTAAACTTAACACCTAACCAATATGTAACATTATATTTATTGTTTTATAACATTGAACATGATTTTGATAATACAGCTAATATAAAACAACTTCAACTTAAAAATTGGTTAGATGAAAAATGCAATGTTATTCACCCATTTAGAGAGAGATTATTTTCAACAAAAGTAGATTGGATTCAAGAATGGGTAGATTTATTTCCAACAATGAGTGTGACAGGTTTAACATATCACATTTCAGCAAACACAAAAGAATGCGAAAAGAGAATGTTTACTTTTTTATTGAATTATCCTCAATTTAATAAAGAGATTATATTCCAAGCAACTGCAAATTATTTGAATAGACAAGAACATCAAGGTTGGAAATACACAAAGAAGAATTATAAATTCATAAATGACAGAGAAGGTTCTGTACTTGAAAAAGAATGTCTTATGGTATTAAAAGGAGAAAAAGAAATTTACAAAGATTATGGAGAAGACATCTAAATTAATATTTGATGAAGTATTAGCTAAAATTAAAAAGAACAAAGAAGTTCGTGAAAAAAATGGTTTCACTTGTATTCCATTAGGATTACCAAGATTTGAGCAAATTTTACCAGGAATTATACAAGGTTTGTATTACATTGTTACAGCATCAAGCGGTGTTGGTAAAACTCAAATAACTAAACATCTATTTGTTAACAGTCCTTTTAAGTTTTATAAGGAAAACAAAAATCCTAAATTCAAGCTTAAAATATTTTATTTTGCATTAGAGGAATCAAAACAAGCTTTTATTTTAAGTATGATTTCAAATTATATATTTGAAAAGTATGGAAAACAATATTCTCCATTAGAACTTGAATCATATTTAAAAGGAGTTAATATTAGCAATGAAATTGTTAATATGATTGAGGATGCAAGAGATTACTTTAAAGATTTTGAAGAGATTGTAACAATTATAGATCACATATATAATCCTACTGGAATTTTCAAGTATATGGAAACATATGCTGAGCAAAATGGAACATTTCATAGAGGACACGAAAAAGTTATTTATCGAGATAAAAATGGTGAAAAGAAAGAAGAATTAAAAAATATAATTACAGGTTATACACCTAATAATCCAGATGAATATGTTATTGTTATAACTGACCATATTAGTTTATTACATCCAGAACAAAAAGAAGATTTACACCAAACAATGGGTAAATTTAGCTCTGAATATTGTTTAAAGATGGTAAAAAGATTTAATTACACAGTTATAAATGTACAACAGCAAGCTGCTTCACAAGAAGGTATTGAGAACATTAAATTATCGAAATTAGAACCTTCTTTGAATGGTCTTGCTGATAATAAACTTACACAACGTGATGCTGACGTAGTATTAGGTTTATTTGCTCCTAACAGACATGATTTAAAAACTCATGCGAAATATGATATTGAGAAATTAAGAGATAATTATCGTTCCTTAAATATTCTAAAATTTAGACAAGGTGTTTCAAATGTACGAATCGGTTTATATTTTAGAGGAGAAAGTAATTATTTTGAAGAGTTACCAAAATCAAATGACTTAGAGAAATTAGAAAAATATTATAATTAAAAATTATGTTACCAAAAGAGATTATAAAAGCTGAAACAGAAGATCCAAAGAAACTTTTAATTTATAGTCTTCCTAAAGTTGGAAAGACTACATTATTATCTCAACTTCCAAATAACTTGATAATTGATTTAGAAGACGGTACAAATTACGTAGATGCTTTAAAAATTAAAGCAGAAACAATAAATGAACTGTTTGATATAATTAAAGAATTGAAAAAAAAGGAAGTTGAATATGACTATATTACAATAGACACTATTAGTGCTCTTGAAGATTTAGTCATGCCTTATGCGTGTAAACTTTATAAAGAAACACCAATAGGTAAAAACTTTGATGGTGATAATGTTTTTAAATTACCCAATGGTGCAGGATACCTATATCACAGAGAAGCATTCATGAAAGTAATTAAAGCACTTGAAAAATTACCAAAGAAGGGTTTAATCCTCGTAGGACATTTACGAGAGAAATTAGTTGATTTTAAAGGTAAAGAAGTATCTGCAAAAGATATTGATTTAACAGGTAAATTAAGTTCTATTTTAGGAGGTTATGTTGATTCAATTGCGTATGCGTATAGAGAAAATAACAATGTTATATTTACATTTAAAAACTCAGAAAACGTAATATGTGGTTCAAGATCTAATCATCTAAGAGGACAAGATGTTATTATAAGTGAATTAGAAAATGATGAACTTAGAGTTCATTGGGAAAAAATCTATAAAGAGTTAAACAAATAAACAACAAAAGAAACATGAGCAATATTTTAAACACGAAACAAGCAACTATTACGAACAAAAAATTATATACAGGTTTAGCACCAGTTAAAGTAGTAGCAATCAATCCAACTACACAAGAATTAAGACAACTATTAAACAACGATGAAGTTAAAGAAGTATCATATTCACAAACAAATAGAGATGGTAATCCAACAACAAGGATTGATTTCTGGTTGAGAAATGAAGATCTGAACATTTTAACTAAGTTTTCAGTTTTTATGTCTAATCAAGAAATAACTTACAAAAATGGTAAGAAACTATTGATTAACAATAAGCTGCAAACTACTATTGCTGAAAGCATTGATGCTGTTAAGCAAAATGAAAAAATGAAATGGTTCAGCACCGACAATGTTAGATATTGTAAAGAAGGTGAAGATATTTTATATAACTTTGTTAGTAACTTAGTGAATGCTGATTTA